TAATCTTTATTTTTATGTAAATTTCTGGACAATTCTTTTAAATAAAACTCAGCATTCTAAAACTAAAACTCCAGGTAAACCATTTCTTAGAGATCTTGAGTGGGAATTCTTTTATAATTGGGTAGAAGCTCGCGGATTTTCAGGATTTGAAGATGATAAAGAGTTTACTTGTGATAGAGAATTTATAGGAAAAGAAAACTATGTGCCTGCTGCAGAATATATGCGTAGGACACATAAAAAGAATTTAGGTAGACCATTGTGGGAAAATGAAGCTAAAAACTTTATGATGATGGGGAGTCGTGGATTTGGTAAATCATATTCTGTTGCAGGGGGTGTAGCAGGACATGAGTTTGTATTTGATGGTATGAAATCTTATGACCCTGATCTTATAAAGAATCCTCCATCTACAGAAATTGTAGTGGGAGCTGGTGATGCTAAATATTCTGGAGATATATTAAAGAAAACGCAATTTGGACTAGATAATCTACCAGGTGGCATAGAAATTGGAAATAAATTCTTTCCCTCTCCTTTTGCTAAACAATATGGTGGAAGTTGGTACTCTGGTAAAGAAATTATTGCAGAGTATAAGAAAAAACTTGGCGGAACCTGGAAAGTTATGGGTAGTAAGTCCAAGATCAAGCACCGTACATTTAAAGATAACCCATTTGCTGCCAATGGTACTCGTCCTGCCGTAATGGTTATGGAGGAGATTGGTATGTTTGGTAATCTTAAGGCATCGCACGAAGCTTCTGTAGAATGTATGAAAAACGGGGCATATAAGTTTGGAAGCTGTATGTATCTTGGTACAGGAGGTGATATGGAAGGTGGAGGTACTGTAGATGCAAGAGATATGTTCTATAACCCAGATGTTTACGATATGATTTCGTTTGACGATGAATGGGAGGACAAAGGAAAGATCTCTTATTTTGTACCTGCGTACAGAGGACTAAATCAGTATAAAGATAATAATGGTAACACTAATGAAGCTGAAGCTAAAGATTATCTAGATAAGTTTAGAGAAAAACTAAAGAAAGGTAAGAATGCTAGAAGCGCATTAGATGCAGAGCTGCAGAACAGACCGCTTGTACCTTCAGAAGTATTCCTTACACGAACTGGTAATTTATTTCCAGTGGCAGATATGTTAACACGATTAGCTGAACTAGAGGCATCTAACAGAGAAAGGAATCATGATTATATTGGCGAGCTGTATATGAACACTGAAACTAAAAAAGTGGATTGGAAGCCAAATGCAAAACTTAAACCTATATATGATTTTCCTGTAAGAGGATCAGATGATATTGCTGGAGCTGTTATTATATATGAGATGCCATATGAGGATTCTGACGGGCAAATACCTTTTGGTATGTATATTGCAGGATGTGACCCTTATGATCATGATGAATCTACCACCTCTTCTTTAGGTTCTACATTTGTACTTAATAAACTTACAAATAGAATTGTTGCAGAGTACACAGGGAGACCAGACACTGCAAATCAATATTATGAAAATGTAAGACGCTTACTTAAGTTTTATAATGCTAAGTGTTTGTACGAGAACGAAAGAAAAGGTTTGTTTCAGTATTTAGAGCATAAACACGAAACATTTCTTTTAGCAGATCAACCAGAAATAATAAAAGATGTAGTTCAGAATAGTAGAGTGCAAAGACAAAAAGGTATGCACATGTCAAAACCTTTAAAAGTCTATGGTGAAGAACTTATAAAGATGTGGTTGCTAGAAGCTAATGGTAGTGAAGGTTTATTAAACCTGCATAGAATAAGAAGTGTAGCATTATTAAAAGAACTTATATCTTATAATAACATAGGAAACTTTGATAGGGTAATGTCTCTTATGATGGTAATGTACCATTTAGAAGAAGTTAAGAAAATAAAGGTGGAAAAAAACACTAAAGTTAAAACTATATACGATCAATCTTTCTGGAGTAAACCCTTATACGCTAGAAAGAAAAAATTGTTTTAGCTATAAAAAAAATTATTAAAAATCTAATTTCGTAGATTATTACTTGCGGACAAAGTTAAAATTTATATTTTTGTCCTTTAATTCGCGAATTTTAAAAAACATATTAATATGGCAACAGTAAATGTAACATTATCTCTTTCTAGCACAAACTTGTTTGAAAAGCAAAGTTTGAGCTTTACAGAGACAGATGTATTATCTCCTGCAGGGGATCAGATGCTGATTGGTAGACTTAAAACTACTGGATCAGGAACAGAAGACAATATAGCCCTAAAGGCATTAGACGGAACAAACGATAGAGCATACTTATTTTTACACAACCTAAGCTCAACTACGGGCGAGTATGTTAAAGTAGGATTATGCGCAGCTCATGGTACAGACTCAGACACAGGTGACTGGTTTGCAGTTTTAGGCCCTGGAGAATTTTTATTTATTCCTATTGCAGACATGCAAGATGTAGATGTAGAAGCAGCAGCAGGAAATCCTGTAGTGGAATACGTACTAATGGAAAAAGCAGCATAATTTTAAAATAATAAGACATGGCAAACGCAACTTTAAATGTAAATTTTAGCTTATCAAGCTCAGATTTATTAAACACAGTTAATTTATCTAAAACTGTATCAGATGCTCTTACTATAGATGGTGATAACCGCCAAGGTTTAACTACAATGGTAACTAGCACAGCTTACGCAGATATTAACGTTGAAGCTTTATCAGGATCTACTCAAGGTGGTAAGAAAGCATATGTATATGCAAAAAACACAGATGCAACAGATGATTTAATCTTTGCAGATGACGGAGATCAAGTATTTGCAATGTTATCTCCAGGTGAATTTTTATTTTACCCTACAGCAGATAACACAAAGATCCAAGTTAAATCTTCAGCTAACACTCCTAGAGTAGAGTTTTTACTATTAGAAGTAGACTAAAACTAATTTATGCCTCATATAGATTTTCCCAGACAAAAACTGAGTCGTAGGAAAAAGACTCAGAAATGGGGAGAAGAATGCATAGAATCTGCTTTAGGTTTAATAGGTATTTATGATCATACAAGACGTAGTTCTCGCTTTAAGAAAAAGCGGAACTACGATCTTTATAACGGAAAGTTTGACAAGAAAGATCTTGAGTATGTAACAGATCCGTTAGGCCTAGGTGGAGCAGCAGAACTCCCAGCTTCATTACAATATTATGATGTAGCATCCCCTATATTTAATCTCCTTTTAGGTGAAGAAACTAAAAGGGCATTTAGCTATGTCGTTAGATCTGTTAACGAAGAGGCTATTGGGGAAAAAGAAGAGGAAAAGAAAAAAGCCGTGGTTGGCTATTTTGAAGGATTAATGCAACAAGCTATGCAGGCTTTTATGCAAAATCAACAACAACCCGCTAATCCTCAAGAAATGGAAGCGCTTATGGCTCAAGCGCAGCAAAATATACCAGAAGAACTTAAACGTATACAGAAATATTTTGATTATGATTTTCAAGATATGAATGAATCTGTAGCGCACAAGCTTCTTACATATTTTGAAAGACAACAAAATTTAAAACGTAAATTCAATAAAGGCTGGGAAGATGCACTTATTGCAGGAGAAGAAATCTATTGTATAGAAGAGATTTCTAATGAACCTGTAGTAAGAAATGTAAATCCTTTAGAGTTTTATTGTTTACTACCACACAACTCAGATTTAGTAGATCATGCAGACATTATCATAGAAGATACATGGATGTCTGTAAATACTATTATTGATAACTATTACGAAGATCTAACTGCATCGCAAATAGATAAGTTAGAGAGAGATCATGGAAATAGAAGTTCTATGGAAAGTAATAGTTTATTAAATTACCCTTCCCCTGAAAAAATGTTTATTGAAAACAGAGAAGGAGAAGAAGGTAATCTATTTAACTACTATGATCAAGACGGTAACATTAGAGTTACAAAAGTAGTTTGGAAGTCTATGCGTAAGATAGGTAAGTTATCTTATATAGATGAGTTAGGAATGGCTCAAGAAACTATTGTCTCTGAAAGTTACAAAATAGATCCTGATAGTGAAGAGTCTGTTGAATGGATGTGGGTAAGTGAGTACTGGGAAGGTACTAAACTTGGAGAAGATATTTATATACACATACGCCCTAGACCTAATCAGTTTAGACATATGGATAATCTTTCTATGTGTAGCTCTGGTTATGTAGGTACAGTATATAACGCAAATAATTCACAATCTGTTTCTTTAATGGACAGATTAGTACCGTGGATTTATTTGTATATAACAATGTGGTATAGACTTGAATTAGCTATTGCAGCTAACCAAGGTAAAATTGCTCTTATAGATTTATCTCTAGTTCCTGATGGATGGGAGGTAGAAAAATGGATGTACTATGCACAATCAATGAAGTTTGGTTTTGTAGATTCATTTAACGAAGGTAAAAAAGGGCAGTCCACAGGTAAATTAGCAGGTAACATTTCTACACAGAATAAAGTGTTAGATATGGAAACTGGTAATCATATACAACAACACGTACAGTTATTAGATTTTGTAGAACAGAAAATACATACTTTATCAGGGGTTACTCCACAAAGAATGGGAGCTATATCAAACTCTGAGCTTGTAGGTAATACACAAAGAGCTGTTGTACAATCGTCTCATATCACTGAAAAATTATTTGAAATCCATAACGAAACTAAGGTTAGAGTTATGGAGTCTTTACTAAATGTGTCTAAAGATTTGTATAAAGGAAAAACAAAACGATTCCAATACATGACAGACGAATTAGCTAATGTTGTATTTTCTTTACAAGGAGATCAGATTGCTAACTCTGAATACGGATTGTTTGTTTCTAACTCATCTAGAGATACAATGGCACTTGACGCTTTAAAACAATTAACTCATGCAGCTCTACAAAACGATCAAATATCTTTATCAGATGTTATTGGAATTTATAACTCGAACTCTCTTGCAGATACCAGAGTTAAACTCCAAAAAGCAGAGAGAGAAAATAAACAGCAGCAAGCGCAAATGCAAGAACAACAAATGCAAATGCAACAGCAACAACAGCAACAGCAAATGCAGTTCGAGATCGAAAAAGAGAATAGAGAAGATGCTCGCAACAGTGAGGACAACAGCACGAAATTGGAAATAGCTAGGATGAATATGCAGTCTAAAAACATGGACAGAGATTTAAACAATAACCAAGTTAGAGATGATATTGATCTGGCTAAACTCCAATTAGAAAGAGAAAAGCTTCAAGCTAACACAACATTAAAACAACAAGAACTAAACATAAAAAGTAAAGATGCCGACGCCAAGCGAAATAGTAAATAGTTTTTTAGAAGATAAAGTTGCAGATGCATTAGACTTTATGTTTAACCCTAAACAACCTGCTGAAACTATATATGATAATATAAAGTTAAATAGGCAAAGAGTAGAGGAAGAAACTCAAAAAAAGCAAAATATTAATTTTGAACAATAAAATATAATCTTCAAAATTATATTTTAGCTATAAAAATTATATAATTTCAACAACACTACAGTGACAAGGTGTTGCAGACTAACTTAAAATAATTATTTTTGTCACTTAATAAATAAAATTCTATGGCAATAGGAGACGATAACATTTTAGATGGATTGGATTTAAGTGTGTTAGATAATCTAACAACTAATCCAGAGAAGAAGGAAGAGCAGCCAAAAGCTGACAGTGAGGGAGCTAAAGAAGAGTCAGATCCTGGTATATTTAACCCAGAGTTAAAAATACAGGAAGTTGACGAGTTGCCTGAAATTGAAGACACACCTGTTAAGGTGGATCAAAAAGAAGAAGATGAGCCTGAAGGATCAGTTACTGAAGAAAATACAGAAGAGCCTGTTTCGGAAGAAAGTGAAGCAAGCGAAGTTGAGGAGGAAGAAGAAGATGGAGAGCCAGCTCTTAAAGTCTTCGCACAAATCCAAAGAGATTCAGGATTAATTGATTTTAATGACGATGAGTTTGAAGACTCAGAAGAATGGTTATTATCAAAGGTTCAAGATACAATAAACTCTAAAGTAGAGGAGTACAAAGAGTCAATGCCAGAAGAGATTAAATATCTTTTGGAGAATCATGAAGCAGGAGTAAATATATACGATTTAATCCAATCTGATTCTAAACAACAAACGTACGAGTCTATAGATAAAGAGAAATTAGCAGATAGTGAGTCTATGCAAAAAAGACTTGTAAAAGATTTATTATCTATTAACGGCTTTTCTCAAGCTCAGATTGATAGAAAAGTTGCACGATACGAAGATGCTGGAGTATTGTTAGAAGAAGCTGAAGAAGCTTTGAGTACATTACAAGATGTACAAAAACAACAAAAAGCACAAATGATTGAGCAACAAAAACAAGAAAAGCAACAAAGAGTAGAAGCTCATAAAACTTGGTTATCTGATTTAAAAACTCACATAACTAAGAAAGAAGAAATATTACCAGGGTTTAAATTAAATCCAAAAGACAAGGATTTATTATACAGTGGTATAACTAAGTTGGACCGTAATGGAAAAAATGAAATCATGAGAATGAGAGAAAAAGATCCTGAGTTCGATTTAAAAATAGCATATTTAGCGACAGTCCTTAAGTGGGATTTTTCAGCGTTTGAACGTCAGTCAACAACTAAATCAACACGGAAGTTGGCAGATGCAATTAAGAGTACGAAAAAAACTGGTTCCAGACCAAGTAGAGGTACCTCTAAAGCTGTTAATTTTGACACTATGAGAAAATCTCTGCGATAGGAGCTATTTATTTATAAACAACAAGTAATAATTAAATTAATTAAAAATGGCAAACACAATTAGTTCATTACAAATGTATGCTCCTAAGAGTTGGTCTGGCTTAACAACTGAGAACCACCTAGGAAGCGTATTTGCACAAGAACCAACTTTGGTGTCTAACATCATTAGTAGAGTTTTTGGCCTAAACCAATACGCTGGTTTAGATTATTTTTTATCAATCGGTGGAGGAGATCAAGAACTTCCAGATGATAATGATTACGAGTGGTTCCTAAAAGGAGATGACGAAAAAGCTATCTCTATTACAGGACACACTGCTGCATCTTATGCTGCAACTCCTGGACAATATGGTTCAGAAATTCTTATTGAATTTGCAGAAAAGTATTTTGCAGTTACTGATAAATTAGTATTAGATGACGGTGAGACTGCTGTACGTGTAATGCGTGAGCCTTACATGTCTGGTACATCTTGGGTTTACCCTTGTATGATTATGGCAGCAGATCCTCTTGACTTTGTAGCTCCTTCATTATTAGCTGCAGGATCTAAAGCGAGTAAAGAATACTCTCCACAAGAAAGAACTTTGAACAGAACTTATGGTGAAACTAGCTATACTTCTCCGTTCAAAATGCGTAATGCAATGTCTTTCTTATCTAAGACTTATACTATTCCTGGTAACATGCACCAACGTCCATTAGTTATTGAAATGTTAGATCCTAAGTCTAACAAGTCTACTAAGATTTGGACTCAGTATGCTGAATATGAATTTATGTGTCAGTGGATGAAAGAAAAAGAGCGTATGCTTTGGTTCTCTAAATCTAACAAACAAGCTAATGGTACTTATAATGTAATGGGAGCTTCTGGTTCTCCAATCATTGAGGGTGCAGGTTTACGTGAGCAAATCTCTCCATCGTACAAGTTCCACTATACTGACTTTACAATTGATTATCTAGAAGATGTATTATTGAATCTTTCAATTAACATCCTTCCAGAAGACCAACGTCACTTCGTAGCGTTTACAGGTGAGCGTGGTATGGTTCAATTCCACAGAGCTCTTGAAAATCACGCAGCTCGTTTCCAACCGCTAGATTCTAAAAGAATCGGAGGATCTGGACAAGACTTGAACTTCCAAGGTCAATACAGAGAGTTTATGGGCCCTCAAGGAATTAGATTTACTTTGGTACACTTACCAATGTATGATAACGAAGTTCGTAACCGTATTGCACACCCTAAAGGTGGTTATACTGAATCTTACCGTTATACTATCCTTAACATGGGTACTTCAGGTGGTGAGAAAAACATTCGTAGAGTATATCCTAAAGGACGTAAGGAATTAATGTGGCACGTAGCTGGTTCTACTTCTCCACTTGGTCCAAACACTGCGTTTTCTAAAGGATCTGCATCTGCAGTAGATGGTTATCAATTATTCGCTCAAGCTCAACAAGGTGTGCTTATTGCAAACCCAATGTCTTGTGCAGAATTGATTTACAACTCTACTGTCTGATAAATATATAAATTAATATAAACACAAAAGAAGATGGCAAAAGCAAAAAAAGCTACCACAGAAGAAGTATCTACTTCTACCACTATGGTTAAGGAAAATGAAAGTGTTTTTAAAAATGACAGAGTTACGTTAAAACCTATTAAGAAAAATGGATGGCTTCCCGACGATCACGACGGGAGCATCCGTTATTCTAAATGTTTTGAGAGATTAACAGTTCAATCTCAACGTGGTACTGGAGTTCTGAATACTGGACTAACTGATGAAGACGAACGTCGACTTGAGAGAAAAATGA